TCATTACTAAGTCCCGAGCGGCTGAGTTTGGTTTTAACGGCGAAGATCAGAAAGGTCTGAATACTGGTGCTGGATATGGAAGCGTTCGCGCTAACAAGATCGCACAAGCTATTCGTGCAGTGACTAACGAAGTAGAAACTGATCTATGTGGTTTGCAGTCAACTTTCTCTCGCGCTGTCGGTACTGCTGCTACCACGCCATTTGGAACTGCTAACGATTACACTGACGGCTCTAAAGCCCTTCAAGTGCTTAAAGACAATGGCGCTCCTTTGCAGGACAACCAGCTAGTAATTAATACTACTGCTGGTGTAAATCTGTTAGGTAAGCAAGCCGCTGTTGCTGATGCTGGTAGTGACTCTATCTTGCGTCAGGGTGTATTGCTCGACATTAACGGAATGCCTATTCGTGAGTCTGCACAGGTTAACACTTCTACTTCTGGTACTTCTGCTAACGCTGTCACCACTGCTGGACACGCTGTAGGTATTACTAGCATTGTTCTTAAAGCTGGTGGAACAGGAACTATCGTAGCGGGTGATGTAATTACTTTTGCGGGTGATACCAACCAGTATGTTGTTACCACTGGTGTTGCCGCTGTATCTGGCGCGACTATTGTTATTGCTGCGCCCGGATTGCGTCAAGCACTTCCTGTCGGAGACAAAGCAATTACCATTACTGCTGCATCTGCTCGTAACATGGCGTTTAACCGCTCTGCAATCGTTCTAGCTGCTCGCGCTCCTGCCCGTCCTTCCGAGGGTGATATGGCATCTGATGTCATTATAATCACTGATCCACGTTCTGGTCTTAGCATGGAATTCGCCATGTACAAAGGCTATCGCAAAGTGCGTTATGAAGTTGGTTTGGCTTGGGGTGTTAAGAACATCAAGCCAGAGCATACCGCTCTACTGTTGGGTTAATTAAGACTAGCCTCATCCCTTTGCAGGGCTGGGGCTTTTAATTGAGGTTTATATGGCAACAATAGTCGTTGAAACAGGAACAGGGTCTGCTTCTGCAAACTCCTATGTCAGTGAGGCAGAACTTGCAACCTATGCAGCAGATCGAGGCATTACGGTTACAGGAACGGCTGCTGTATTGCTTATTCGCTCAATGGATTATATTGAAAGTAAGGACTTTTTAGGCACAAAAGGAACGAGCGCCCAAAAGCTGATGTGGCCTCGACATGGTGTAACGGTAAATGATTACCTGTTTGCATCAGATGAAATACCGCAACTATTAAAAGATGCACAAATTGAAACCGCTATTGCCATTGGCGATGGTGTTGACCCTCTTGATAACCAAGCCAGAGAAACAAGCAAAGAGAAAGTTGGCAATCTTGAGGTTGAATATACCGCAACAGCAAGAGCGGTCACGTTCTTAAAGGCTGTCGATACAAAGCTAGCAAAATTGGTAAACCGCTCAACGGTAGTGACTCGTGTTTAATTATGAAGCGATAAAGAAAACCGCGACCAGCTTGATTACGAACTTTGGTGCGACTGCAACAATCACCAGAGACATAGGGCGTAGATTCGACCCTGCAAGTGGCAAATATTTTACAGGTCTGACTACGAAGACAAACCTAAAAGGCGTTAGAGCGCAGTTTACTATTGCAGAAAAGCCGGGGGTAGCCGTTCAGGATGGTGATGTTCGTCTACTGGTTCAGTCTGGCATTTTAGTGCCTTTAATTAACGATAATCTGCTATTTAATTCAGTCAATTACCGCGTGATGAATGTTGTCACAGAATCCCCTGCTGGAACGGACGTTTATTATGACCTTCACCTCAGAGCTTAAAGGGTTTGCTGAAGCCTCTAATAAAACAATTCTGAACGTGGTTAAAGAGGTGTCTGTTGACCTGTTTACAGAAATCATCAATAAAACCCCTGTTGGTGATCCATCTTTATGGAAAAGTGCGCCTCCTGCTGGTTATGTGCCGGGTGCGTTAAGAGGTAACTGGCAATGCACTATAGAAACACCAGCGTTAGGCAGATTAGGCATTAGATCGGGGGCTGACGCGATCTCCAGTATGGTTTCTGTCATTGATAAGTTAGGGGAAGACCAAGCGGTCTATTTAGCAAATAACCTACCCTATGCCCAAAGAATAGAATTTCTGGGATGGTCACACTCTCAAAGTCCTGCGGGAATGGTAAGGGTTTCAATGAGCAAGATCGAGCAGAAATTAGCCAAAGCAATAACGAAGGTTGCCGCATGAGTACCGTATTTTCTAATATTAGTGCTGCACTGGACTCCAGACTTGACACGTTACTTGGATCATCTCCTATTGCATGGGAAAACACTGCATTCACCCCCGTAAAAGATACGCTCTATCTCGGCCAACATATCCTGCCAGCCTCTACGATTCAGGCCGGGTTAGGTGTTAATGGTTTAGATGAGCATATAGGCATATATCAGATAGATGTTTATGCGCCTAAAGGTAAGGGTCGAGGGGATGCGGAGGCTAAAGCTGATGCGGTTGCTGACCACTTTAAACGCGGTACGGATTTAGTCTATGGCGGCACTTACGTCAAGCTAGGTAACGTATCAAGAAACGCAGGACTAATGGACGAAGAGCGATTCGTCATCTCAATTACTATTAACTACATGGCCCATGTACCTCCGAGGTAAATTATGACTATTGCAACAGGCTCACGACACAATCTCTCCTATATTTTAGAATCAGCATTCGGCACAACGCCAACAAGCCCCGGATTTACGCCTATTCGACATACTGGCACTACAATGGGCCTAACAAAAGAAGCACTGGAATCCGAAGAACTGCGCGAAGATCGGCAAATAGCCCATTTTCGCCACGGAAATAAGTCCGTTTCAGGGGATATTAACTTTGAACTGTCTTATGGCGGCTTAGATGCGCTACTTGAGGCCGTAATGTGCGGAACTTGGGCAACAAATGTCCTAAAAGCTGGAACAACCCGCAGAAGCTTTACTCTTGAGCGTCATCATCAAGACATTGGCAAATATTTGCGGTCAACTGGTTGCCAATTTAATGCATTTTCGCTATCAGTCGCTCCAAATTCAATGGTTACAGGCTCTTTTGGCGTTATTGGCAAGGGCTTTACGACATCAGCGTCTGCTTTAGGTAGTTCTACCTATAGCGCCGAAACAACAACCGCGCCTTTTGACTCCTTTACCGGGTCAATTACCGAAGGTGGTTCGGCTGTTGCCGTGATTACCGGACTTGAGTTAAGTGTTGATAACGGTATGGAAGCGCTGTATGTAGTCGGCTCTGATGAAACGCTTGAGCCTTCCATCGGCAAATCAACAGTAACCGGGTCAATTACTGCTTACTTTGAAGATACTACACTTATCGACAAGTTTATTGCTGAAACAGCCTCTGCGATTGTGTTTACGCTGACCGATGCCCTTGGAAATGACTATATCGTGTCTTTGCCTAACATCAAATATAACTCAGGTAGCCCAGAAGTCAGCGGCCCCGGCGCAATTACCGTTACTTTGGATTTTGTGGCTCTGTATTACGCTTCCGATGCGTCACAAATGAAAATTACGCGAGTCCCAGCGTAATAATTCGCTAGACCGAGGTATTTACTAGACCGAGGCCAACTTACCGCACGACAGAGGGTTCAAATGGATATTCAGCAATTATATACCGCAGAAGCGCACGAAGAAGGCGCTGAAATACGCATTGTAAGCCCGTTAGACGGCAAAGAAACCGACTTTTACATAACCCTACAGGGTGTTGATTCAAAGACGTATAGAACGGCTGTAAGGGCTTATCACAAAAAGCTGATCAATAAAGAAGAAGGCGGTGAAATTGACCTTTTGGTGTCCGTTACGAAAACGTGGCGTGGCCTTAATGATGGCAAAGATGAAATTGTATTTACGCCAGAAAAGGCCAAAGATGTTTATATTAATTCGCCTTCTGTTGCTACACAGATTGACCAGTTCATTGCTGACAGAACAAATTTTATCAAGGACTGACTGATGAATTAGCGACCTTTGCTAAATGGCAGTTCTGGGCTGCTGGTTATGACAAAGGTTCCACAGTCAGTCGAATAGATAATCTAAAGCAAATTGCTAAATCCCTTGGTAGAAATCCCAAAGAATTGGATGATGCGCCAAAATTAAGGTCTGAATTGCGCTATTTATGGGCATTATTCGTGTCCCTTAAAAATGCTTCATCCAAATGCATTACTTACTCCGATATTCACGCTTATATGCAAATTTACGGCGATCTCAGCGTCTTTGAGGTTGATGTGGTTTGTCATTTAGATACCCTGCATTCAAGAGAGCAA